CTGGTAGTTGTTCTACCTGCATCTTGCTAACTTTTTCAACCATGTCCTGGATGCTGTCCACCATGTCTTTGGCTGCGAGTATCGCTTCGCTCTTGCCCATCTCGCTTTCCATAAGATGCTGGTTTTCACGCATCCATTTACCTAGGCTTTCACGCACCATGAGTAACTCCATGTACTTGGGATTACGTTCAGCAGTGTGTACGCCATAGCTACGACGGATACGAGCAATGTTTTCTGAAACTAGATTGTTAAGCTGTTGAGCTTTAGAGAATGTTAGACGATTGTAGTCTAAGCTAAATCCGAAACGGCTTTGCATAAGTGAATTCATCCTTTTAGAAGAAGCTGCGGGATTAATATCAGATAGGTTCATAATGGTATTCCTAAAGGTTATAGTATTTAGCCATCTTCAAAGTTTTCGCCAATAACTGCTTGTGGTGCTGGAGCTGCATTTGAGTATGATTGTACCTACACAAATAGAGATCTTGCTGATGTGTGTTACGACGTTGAGAGGCCTGCTGATATCTAAGTTTAAATCTTTGGGTTTCTTGGGTTAATCGTGTGATGTTTTGATCATGTGTCAACAGCTGATCAGCAACTTCACTGCGTCCTATTTGCTGTAGTACAGCATACAACAATGCAGATTCCTGATCGGTGAATTCTAGTTCACGATCATTGTAGCGATAGATCATGCTCCATGAATCATGATTGCGCCTTACTGCATAATTGCCAATTAAAAATCCAGCATTACCCAGTGGAACAATTATGGGCTTTTGACGATCGGCGTTGGTTTTGTCTAATAGAGCTTGCAGTTCTTTGCGTGTCCAGGTACGCACTCGGCGTACCTCTGCACGCACTGCTTGTTCAATGGTTGACTTGTTTGCGATAATGGATTTGTCCATCTGTGTTTTTTCTTACTAAGACACCTTTGTTAACTAGTTGATTTGCCAGAACCTGTTCACGCTCGGTCAGGTCCTGTTTATTGATTGTGTGTTCAGCATTGTCAAAACGGGACAAAACATCCGACTCTTCATTAGTTATGGGCATTCTGAGCCCATTGATAAATTCTACTATTTTCATCGACTAAGTGCTACTACCAGTGTAACAATAGCTCCGATCAGTACCACAATTAAACTGGTACCAATGGTAATCAATTGTTTATTGTGCTTGTCATTGGCATCTGCCAAACTGTTCTTGATTTCTGAAATCATACCTTCCATTGATGTTACTTTGCTGTCTAGAGTATCTAATTTCATGTTTAACTGACGATAACGCTCTGCACATAATTCCACGTGCGCCTCCAGATTTTCTTTTTCTATACTGCTTGTAGTCATATTTAGGTGTCCAGACAATAGGTAAGGCTAGACTTAAGCCGGCCATTGTTACTATTTAATCCATTTGCCTAATATATAGGTTCTTTAATATACCATGACTACAAAATACCGAGTAAGGCAAGCTCACAGTTTCATTCAATCCCGTGATAACAGGTACATTGTCAAAGTCTTGATATAATTGTGTTACTGGATCTATACCAGCGTAGTCGGCTGAAAACATAAATTTCCAACATTGTTGCTGCCCACGATAATAACTACCAAAATCATGAGCAGACATTTGTACTAACTTGGGGTCACCGGGCACTGCTATGATCTGCACTTGTTGGCGTAGGCTGACTATTTGGTGAGCTGTTTCCCAATTACGTTGTTGATTTCTAGCAGGTTGATTTTCTGTGTTATTGTTTATTTCCCCGGTAGCAGTAATATCTATTAGTGTGTACACAGCATAGGTCTTCATTACGATATTTACTAGCAGAAAACGCAGCCAATAAAAAAGCCCTACTAAGTAGGGCTTAGAGTTGCAACTGATTCTAACTTAGAATGTTAAGTTGCTGGTTGTGATGCCGGTTACTGGTGTGTTAGCAGCATTGCTGATGTCTGCACCTTCAATAACCATGTTTACTGCTGTGCTGCTGGCTGCTGTAAATGCACCAATAGCTGTGATTGTGCTAGTAGACTGAATAGCTTGAACTAGAGCTTCTAGGTCTGCCTGGCTCATTGCTGTACCTTTTGTAAAGGTCTTGAAATATAGATCACGACCTACTTGCTCCATCGGAGCTGCTGCACCATTAACTCTTGCGAATACGGCCATTTTAATTTCCTTTCTAAATGTTTACGCTTTCACGTATGTATTTATTTATCAAACTGGCTACTTTTTAGCAGCGAAACCACCAAAGTGAGCAGCACCAAAACCGCCTCGCTGTACCAACTTGACCAATCCGGCACGACTTGGTATTACAAAACCTTCGCCTTGCGGTTGTCCTGAGACATACTGCTGCATGCCTTGAACCTGTGATTCTAGCTGTTGAGCAAGGTTTTCCTTGAGTGCACTAATCGCATTCCAAATCTTAAACACAGCATCAAGTCCACGACGATTTGTCACCAAATACCCATCACCTTCACCAACCAGAAACTTGTACTGTTTGGCACTGACGTTAGAGCGTAGCCAATCGGCTAAAGGTAAATTAGTTCTTTGTGTTTTAAATTGTCCCAGATACTTTTTCAATGCATCTCGGACTACATTTGGTGTGCCAGCTAGAAACTGATCTGCCAATGGTCCTAGTTTACTCACTGCCACCGTGGCTGCTTGTACCAACTGCACAGGATTTTTCAAAGCAAATTTCAAACCCATGTTAGGAGGTATCACAGTTACTTGTGCATTTGGTGTAAGCCCACGCCCATCCCAAGGCGCACCCTCGTATTGATGTACCACAATCAGTGCTCGACGCCCGGCAATTAACTTGCCTAGGTCGCTGTTGACTGGTACATGGTACTCTACTGTGACTGGTTTAAACACAAATTCATTGTTAACAGGTTGTAGTGGTCCTACAAACATGAGATCGCCCTTAAACACGCCAGGTGTGGTACCTACCGCAGCCTCGAGACCAGGCCAGATTAGGTTAATTTTTCTGTATAAGTCTGCACGATTGGCTCCACGATCTTGGTCGTATTTGATCCAGTCGGCTGGAGTTTTAGGATAGAAATTCTTAGCTGGCATATACTTGTCAGAGATGAAAAACTCTCCGCGCTGATCTCGGCCAAAATACAGTGCGATTTCGCCATCCCATTTAATAGTAGCAGATCCTGGATTGCCGACGATTTCCCTTAGTGCTTCTACATATCGGGCAGCACTGGCACTGCTGTCAAATATGCTGTCTTCTGGGTGAGGGATTCTAGGTCCCTCAGCAGCTTCTACCAGGTAATCGGTATAGGTTTTCATGCTAATCGATCACTGATTTGTCTAAACCAAGCGGCTGTGCCTGGTTGTGCTGTTTCTGGTAAACGCAGTATGCCTTTGGCTACATCCTGACGTGCTTGAGCTAGTTTGCCTTCGCGATCTGGGTCTGTGGCCAAGGCCGACATTATGCTTTTAACCGAATCTAAATCTTTTTCCTTGGCTTTGGGGTTTAACAATATTTTGGCCACTTCTTTTCTAGTTCTACCAACTACTTCATTAGTATCACGTGTTAGCAACTTGGCACCAAACGCATCAAACTTTAAATTTTTAAATTTAGCCAAACTGTTAAGTAGTATGAATACTTCACTGCCACGGAATTCGGGGTCACCATAAGCACCACGCGGTCCATGTTGATGCCAAGGCGCTACCACAGCAGCATCAGGAATAACCATGACATCTACTTGTGCTAGCCCAGGTTCACCAGTGTGAGTTTTATAAGGAATACCTATGTGTACGTTACGTCCACTGACCACACTCTGAATGTTTTGTTTTTCAAAATGTTTGCGTAATAGTTGTTTAGCATCTTTAACTGGATCTCGACTTTGACCTGTGCTGAAATATTCAACCACAGCATCAGCATCTACCATGAGATCGATATCACCAGACTGTACTTTATAACCGGCACTGCCGATGTCGGTTTGCAATCCACGAACAAGTTCATTGGGCAATAGATTTTTAGCCTGTGCAACCACAGTGGCCACATCTTGTTTGGCCACAGGGCGACTGTTAGGGATTGCGTTTCCGCCTTCTTGAAGGGTAATCATCTAGTTTTTATTCCAACTGCATTTAAAAAGGCATCAATTTGTTGAACCCCTGTGCTACGAACTGTACTTTTTGTTTGTTGCACATACGGTAGTAAATACTGAGACAACCCTTTAATTTGACCTTGTGACAATAATTGTCTAAGATCTGTTTTAACTTGATTGACTACCTGCGAATCAACTCTTGCACTGGTCCCAGGAACAGCAGCAGCCTGTGGTGTTGCTGGGGGATTAGCGCCTGCTTGACTTGTAGGTTGTGCTGCCCTATGTACTACCCCGGTTGGAGTAGTTGTCATTGTGCCTCCGGTGCTAGTAGTCGATGTTTTAGGTTGATTGGTCGATGGCGTTGTTAATTGTTGTGTCATTTGTCCTAACGCTGCTGAACCAGGATTTTGTGGTGTATCATCCTGCGGTATCGTAGGTTCGATGGGTCCTCTTATGCCTGTTCCATCAATGGTTTCGGGGCCTTGACCTGCACGAGCACGCCAATATTCCGCACTGCGATCCTGCAGATATTTGTACATCGAAGCATAATCTTTGGCATTTTGCAATTGTGGTGGTGGAACTTGGCTAACCCCAGGAACTTTGTCTTTAAATTTTTGGTCACTCCAAGTCACTAATTGCTGTTTAATTTGGTCTGGAGTGGCACTTGGATTTATAGTACTTAAGACTCCAGTCCAATCATCGTAGGCATCTTTGGCAACAGCCTTTACATCTTTGGCAAATTTGCTTGCTGCCTGTGCCGCTGTTACACCTTTAACTGCACCAGTGAGTCCACCAGTCTTTAATCCTTGCCAAGCACCTTTAATATTGTCCAACGGACCTTCAGTGATAACTTCATTGGTTTTCATCTTTTATGCGCCTTATGCCACGTGCGAATTTAGTTGAGTCGCCGCTGCGTATACTATTAATTAATCTACGCTCAAGCTCACCAGCAGTTTCCATATCATAGTTTTCTTTGATAAACTGCAACAGATGAATAGCACTTTGTATAACATTACTGGCGCGAGATTCCACAAAGTTTTCTTTGTCTCTGCTCAAGCCCATGGTGTCTAATTCTGTTAGTATGCTTCTGGTACGCCTCTGCACTAAAATTCCCCCAGTAGTATATTTATAATGATACCAAAGTTATACCTGCTGAGATTTCAACCCGGACAACATGGTACGCAATTTAGAGGATTCTACTTCTACACCACGCACCGGTGCTGCATCTGTTTTTTCTGCCACAGTGCTGGCACTCTTAATACGATCCATTACTGCGCTAGCTGTGCTCTTATAACCAGACTCACCAGAATCTGAAATGCCAGGGTCAGTGATACGCATGGTTTCTATGCTGTAGTCTAGATCAATCTTCATACCTACACCAGTACTGCTACGTGACTTCATGCACTGTATTTGATACTTGCCACGTTCACGCATGGCTCTACTGGTAAAGATACCAAACACATTATCTGCTGTGTTAATTTTACTGATACCACCCGAAATATGACTATGATCAAACTCTACTTCTTCAACCGCCGACCGATTCAACTGCGATGCAGTGATCATGAGCATGCCTAATTCTTTGCTGAGGTTACGCAGTTCTTCTGATACATACTTGTCTTTGACAAATAAATCGTTAGGCGATACTTTAGCCGATACTGGCATTAACAAGTCTAGGTAATCAATCATCACAAAGTCTACACGAGTATTGGTTTGAATTTGATATTCTTTCAAATAACTGCGTATGTCATTGATATTACTTTGTGCCGGCAAATATTTAATACGATAACTACCAGCCCGCTTACTGGCCATTCTGACTTTTAAAGCAGTGTCATCAATGCTTTTGCGAATTTCCTTGGTGCTCATGTCGTTTAACATGGCATCTGTACGCAAGCTGGTTAGTTCTTCACTGAGTTCCAAGGTAATATACACACCATGCAAGCCTTGCTGTAACCAGTTTAAGGCAATATTCATCATAACCAAACTCTTACCAGATCCAGAACCACCAGCAAAGATATTGAGTTCGCCACGACTGAAACCACCATACATGATCTTGTCTAGTTGTGGCCAACCTGTGCTGACTTGTCCACCGGAATTAAAGTATCTGTTAATACGAGCAGCAGGATCGCCCCAGTAATCTGTGCCTAGGTCTTTGGTCAAACTGATTTGCACTGCATCCTTGATCATCTTTTCTACAGGATTGAAGTCACCTTTTTCGATCAAGTCTGCGGATTTTAAGATGGCACGCTCTAGCTCTTGTCTACGAGTAAAGTTTTCAAACTCCTCCATAAACCAGTCTAGGTGACCAGAATTCAATTCAGGAACTCTGTGCAGCTCGACGCCAGTTACTGCACTGATCTGTTCTATGTTGGGCAGTATACTATGTTTAACAGCATGGTCAATGATAAACTTAGCAGCTTCACGTATGCTGCGATCAAAGTTTTCTGCGTTGTAGATGTTTTGTACACGCACAAAACTCTGTGCATCCGTAAGCATGATTTCCAGAAACAGTTTCTGAATTTCTAGGTTATATTCTTTTTTCATACTAACTATATAGCTTTCTGCGTTTAAGTTCAATTTTAAGACGACTGGTTTCTCGACCTTCTAGAACAGCTTTGAGCACAAACAATTTTCCATAGCGTACTACTGCTTCGTTGATGTCTTTGCAGGTTTCATGCCACACAGGAAAACTCACTGTCCATGCGTACTCTTGTGCTCGTGTAATTAACTGTGCACCTGCGCGGTCACGGTCTGGTACCAGAATGATTTCTCTATTCAATGATTCTATTAGGTCTGCTTGTATAGAACTACAGTCATTGCTGAGCACTGCTACACCATCTATGCTCATGGCATCAAAAGGTCCTTCGGTTACTATGACAAATTGACTGTCGGCAGCTTGTTGATCCAAGTTATACACATAGTTGGCACTGTACTGGCTATAGTATTTGGGTTTGATTGTGGGTTCCCAGGTTCTGGCTGTGTAGCCAATAACATCATTGTTCCAGGTAAATGGTATGATCACACGTCTATTAAGGTTATGTTCGGTGCGAGCACTGACCAACAGTGGATAACGATCCAAGTCGATGGCACGATCCTGGCAGTAAGCCAGTGCAGTTGCATCTGTTTGCACTAGATCAATGTCTGGAGGCAATGCTCTACTTTGAAATTCAACTTCAACAACTTCGGGTTCCGGTGCAGCAGCGCCTACTAAATCTCTAACACGCACTGATTCAATGGTTAGACGCCGTATTAAATTTTCATCGGCACCTAACCACGTTAGTAATCTTATGAACCTGTATCCTAGATAGGAACCAGGTCTATAACCAGTTTTATATTGACAGTTGAAACAGTGGTAGGTTACAGATCCGTCTGGTGCAGTAATTATACCACCACGACTTCGGGTATCAGCAGATTCGCCGCGATGTTGACAGCAAGGAGCATTAAAAGATATCCAGCCACTGGGACTACGCCGGCGTCGTGCAGGCAGTAATTGTAGGGTGGCATCTTGAACGGCAGTCAACATCTTTAGCAGTATATATGAATACTGCTAAACAGTCAACAAATTAGACTACACAGGCGGTCTCATGGCTCCTAATGCTCTGGGCGCACTGGCTGGCGGAGCAGTAGTAGTAGTAGGAGCCACCGCAGGCCATATTTCAAATGAGATGTTAAGCATGGTATTAGAACTAGCAGCATACCAACCATTATGCCAAACCTGATATGTAGTTTGACTATTATTGTTAGTCAATGCTAATCTAAATCGCGTAGCATCATAGGGCAATACCATGATCTGGTTAGTCCAATGTCCAGGCATAGCCATACCACCAGTAGCCGGAATAAAATAAATGGCCATATTTTGCACATCACCAGTCCATAAGTTATCTGTAAAAACAGGATGATATGTGGTATTAAAAGCCATGCCTGCGGGTAATGTCAGTAAGTATCCGCCGGTGCCTGCTTGCCCACCAGCAAAACCAAATTTATAAGTTATTCTGGCTTTGTCGCCTATGCGCTGTGTTTCTATACGTTGCACAGTCCTAGTCCCAGTAACTGGTTGATTATGTGTGGATCCAAAAATAATAGTATTTTCTACTACAGTATTTGAAATACCAGAGCCAGCTGGTCCAGTGGCACCTGCAGGTCCTTGAACGCCAGCTGGTCCTTGCAATCCAGTTGCTCCAGTAGCACCTGGTGCACCATTCTCTCCGGCTGGACCCGGAACACCTTGTGGCCCAGTGTCTCCTTTATCACCCTGTGGCCCTTGAGCCCCGGGCTCCCCATGGACAGCAGTTACTTGCGGTGTAGGTTGAGCAATAGTGCCTTTCCATTTAGTTCCATCAAATGTATACTTCACACCATTTGGTGTAGTGTGTGTATCACCGGATTGAGGGTTCAGTGGTAAGTTGTTAATCATGCGATTTCCTAAACATTGTTAAACTAGTGTAAATGTGATACCAAATGCTGGATTGTAATCGGCTCGTGTTGTATATCCGGCATCAGTTCCGCCTAATTGAGTAGGCAAGTTGGTGACTTGGTTAGTTACACTAGTGGAACTTCCAACTATGCTGTAACTTAATGTGGTAAAGGCGGGTAATCCGCCTACAGTGGCAGTTCTATTTGTGCCTCCATTGCCCGGCGATGCTGTACTGGCTGTGTACAATGGACCTGGGCTACGAATTACCAAGAAATACCGATAAGCTGGAACAACAAATTCAACGTCAGTGACTCCAGTATAAGTTTGGCCGCCAACCACTGAACTTTGTCCGATTAGTTGTGAGCCGAATATCGGTGCACTAAAACTACCAATGGTGTTTTCCAATGAACTAACTGAAAATTGCCAACGCCATGTACCACCAGTTTGCGAAGTTGAAATCCCTAGACTGGTTGTGGCTCCACTGGCGATTTTTATTGCGCGATGTGCGTACATGACTTGTATTATAGGACGAACTGATGCTGTAAAATTACCGCCAGGATTACTGGTTCCTGCTGTATACCATATGGTATTATCACTCCAAGCTACCTGTGTGCCCAACGATAATGCCGGATCACTGACACCTGCAGATATCAAAATTCTGCGTCGTCGTCCAAAATTACTTACAGCAGTAAATGAACTAAACACTTTAGAATCCTGACAACTGGCCTAGTACCGTATAGGTCCCAGATGCATTAAGCACACTAAAAGTTAATGTATCAATTCTGTTAGCATTGGCTGTAGGCAAGGTATTGCCGGCCCAGTTTATGGTTTGTGCTACACCTCCAATCTGTACAGCATTGGCATAATAAGCAGTGGCACCTTGAACAATAACTAAGGTAATTGCAGTGGCATATCCGCTTGCTAAACTAAGATTGGCAAAGTTAGCTGTCCAATTAGCACTGGGCGTAGTGTGCCTAAAGATTTGGTTATTGGTACAATCATGTGTAACAACACCAGTGGCATTGGATAAACTAGTAAACGATTCATGAACACCGCTCATTTTACTAGTGCCGGTGAACGTAGGATTAGCAATAGTAGGGGAAGGTCCTACCGCTGGATTACTATCTACCCAAGCCGAACCAGTCCAAATGTATGTGTTACCATCATCAGTGTCATAGTAAAGTTGACCAGTTACCGGACTGGAGGGTGGTACGCTTTGAACTGCGGCTGCTGCTCGTGTCCATGCTGTATTTTGGAAGGTTCCGTCGCTGAATGTTATGCCGGGCCAACTAACAGGTGCCGGACTTACATCCATTGCAGTTGGTGGCAATTGTAAATTACCACCAATATCAAAAGTCCAAACTTTATTACCACCAGCATAACTCAGCGCAGAAATCTTAACATTGCCACTGTTCATCATGATGTTAAAGGCATCATTGAAGTCAGTGGCATTAGTGTCGGTACCTTGGATATAGATAAATCCAGAATTACCGCTTGTATGTGGGAACCCCAATGTAACTGCTTTATCTACTTCTGCTGAGGGCATTTCCATGCCAGATCTAACATAGTTACCGGTAATAGTATCTACTTTGAATAAAAATCTCTTGTCAATGTCTATGTCGGGTCTGAGCTGAATGGCATCACTTATACCGCCAATGCTTGATCCGTAGATATTTCTACCAACTTGGATGTTGCCCGATTTCAACAAATTAGTATCGGAACGATAAGTTAAATCAACATCAGCTCTGGGATATTGAGCGGTAGTTCTGTTTTCGACAAATACCGGATAATAGGTAGTAGTTAAGCCATTGGTATCAACTATGTCGATCCTGTCAGTGGGTCCAGTAGCACCCACATTGCCAGTGATCCCAGTGGCACCTGTTAAACCAGTGGCTCCAATGGTGTATCCAGCATCTACAGAAATACCATCTGATCTTGTTAAGATTAGTCTTCCTGAACCGTTAATGCTAGCTGAGCTTAAGCCGACTCCGGTAGCTCCAGTAGTTCCTGTGGCTCCTTGTATGCCCTGTGCTCCTGGATTACCAGTAGCTCCAGTGGCACCACCTGGAGTTCCTGCAGGACCCACTGGTCCTGTTGCGCCCGTTGAACCAGCTCCAGTGGCTCCTGGCAGACCTTGCGGTCCTTGTATACCAGTGGCACCACGTTCTCCGGTAGCGCCAGTGGCTCCAGTAATGCCCTGCTGCCCTTGAGCACCAGTGGCACCTGTTAATCCTTGTAAACCAGCTGGTCCACTGGCACCAGTGGCGCCTGGTAATCCCGGTGATCCTTGTATACCAATGGGTCCGGTGCTGCCGGTAGCTCCAACAGGACCGCCTGGTCCTATGTTACCTTGTATACCAGTGGCTCCAGTCAAACCGGTTGATCCTGTTAAGCCGGTGGCTCCTGTAGCCCCAATGTCACCAGTGGCACCTACTAGTCCAGAAGCACCTGTAGCTCCTTCTATACCTTGTGGTCCTACTATACCTTGTGCACCACTGAGGTCTGATACATATTGATAGCTGGTACCATTCCACAAATATAATCTACTGTTTTCAGGATCAGAAGCATAGTTGCCATTATCAATTATAGCAAACTGTCCTGCTGTGATATTGGCCGGCGATACATCTGCTGTAAGCGTGGCCACATTTACATAGGTTTTAGCAATACTGAATCCTAATCCAGTGGGTCCTGTAGCTCCAGTATTACCAGTCAAGCCAGTGGCACCTATGACTGTACCTGCATTGATACTGACATTATCAGTCCTAGTCAATATCAAGTTACCCAACACAATATTAGCAGTGATGATATCTACACCACTTGCACCTACATTACCAGTGAGTCCGGTGGCTCCTACGTTACCAGTGAGTCCGGTGGCTCCTATGTTACCTGTTAGTCCGGTGGCACCAGTAGCACCACCAGGTGACCCAGGTAGTCCAGTGGCGCCTATATTTCCTGTTAGTCCAGTGGCACCAGTGGCACCACCAGGTGATCCAGCTGGACCAATGTTACCAGTGGCTCCAATTGGACCAATGTTACCTTGTAAGCCGGTAGCTCCAGCTGGCCCGGTAAGACCAGTGGCACCTGCCATGATAAGATTCCCACCGGGCGTAACACCATCATGTATACGCAGTGTACGATAAGTAGTATCTAAGGTGATTTCACCTAAGGGACCAGTGTAGTTACTGCTTACCGCAGCATTGCCACGTTTTAACAGATATTGTTTGATCGTTACATTAGATATAGTAGCCATTATATAGTCCCGCCGTCAATGCTAATACTTTCCTCAGTGCTAGGCGTAGTATCTGAATAATATGCCGGGCGAACATGCAGATCTAGTGGAACTCCAAAATTATCGTCAATGTAAACTGGAGTTTCTTGATCGGTGCTGATATTAATAGTACGGAAAGTTAATTTATATATCCTTTGATCCAGATTGTCTACTATGGACTTGGCAATGGTAAAAGAGGCTCTACCTAAAGTCACGTTGCTTAGAGTCACTGCAAAACTTTGCACAGTAAGCTGATTAGCTGGATCCTGTATGTCTGCTTGCATGCTGTAACCAGCAAGATTGACCGGTTTCTGATCTTGGTTCTTGATAAGGACTTGAATAGGATTGTCCACTCCCTGATATATGGTTACTGGTTTAGCGTACACAACACGATTCCTTGTAGTAAAGATAGCAGGGTCCCAAAATTGAACCTCCACGATATTCGGATATAAATATGTTTGGATTGTTGTCATTATTTTACTATTTATAGACAAAGTGGAAGAAATAAAGCTGTTATTGAGTCAATACCCGTTCCTGACCTATCTAGTATATGGTGGCAACGAATACATAGGAATCATACAAAATTCCGACGAACAAATCACTACCATGTACGATTTTGGAAGTCTGCGCGACAGTGGTCAGAAACGCAAATTTCTAGACTTTGGTGAGCAGTGGTGGTGGGAATCAAATCGCATGATTCCCATTAATGTTTTTCTTAAATCAGATTGGGCTGAGTTCAAGTTTTGTGTTAAAACCATGAACAGCAAAGACGTTAACATACGCATGGGCCCGCATATTAACCTTAAGGAAATGGCCGCTAAACGCAGCAAACGCAGATCAATTACTTTAGTTAGAAAGATTCAGTAGATTCATATGCACCACCACTAGGTGCGAATAAGCTATGCCATGAGCCTTCTTAAAAGCATAACCATCGTTATCTGCACGATCCCACACAGACGCAGCTACTTCACGCCAGGTCTTACCAATGAGATGTCGCTTGGCAGGCCTGATCACTGCTAGAAACATGGCCAACCTTGCAATGGTATCAACAGGTTCTGGCATGCGTTGTAAGGTATCATAATGATTACCAATGTGAATTAACTGCTCACAGAACTCACGTTCTTGCAGTCTGGACCATGGTGGCTGTTGAGCTATGAGTTGATCTAAGTGAGCAGGATCACGCACTTGGCTGTAAACATGCACATTTAGCAAGTCCAACTTGATATAGCCGCGCTGTTCAGCAACACGATAGTCCAAGGCTGCGCGGCCAGTCACAGGATCTTGCGGTATACTGGTTACATAAACACCAGTATTATGTGCTTGACTGACACCGTTGTTGATGATGGTAGCTGGCACTGCACGTACATGCTTGAGTACATGAGTTCGATCTGCGAAATCAATGTCTACGTCACTGGTAAATTTCATAAGCCAGCCAACTTCAACACTGTTTTGCAAAACTCTGCATCTTCAGGAAAATCACGAAAACGCGATTGCCAAAAGTCTGGATCAACCAAGTGCATGATTGTGGCCAGTTGATGCTGATTGAGTCTTTCTAGAAATTCTTGACCAGATGTACAATTATACACTGCCCACAGGCTAACTCTACCAGTGACAATGTGATAACACACACGGTTTTCATTGACCAGTCTAAAATAGTCTTGATAACCGTTGCGATACTCAGGATGTTCATGTGCATAATCCATCATGGTTTGTACACTGCGCTCTAAGGCATCTTTGACTGATTCTCTGCGTAGATAATCAAACAACCATTCTGAGTAGAGTTTTTCTGAGCACCATTGGTCAATCTTTTTATTGTTTTTCAAAAGCCAAGAGGTATAATTGGCAAAGTTAACACAATGAATGCTGTGACAATGCCTACCAAAACGCACGAAAGCAGTGTAATAAGGGCTGTCCACAAAGTCCGCATAGGTTCTAGTCCTTCCTGTTTGTGTGGTTGAATAAAACAATAGATATGCTTGTAAACCCCAACGTACTCCAATTTCATGCTCTTGTTGAAATCTGCGTTTAGGTTCACATGAATGTGCTGTCAGTGTGCTTTCACGTTTGAACTCACGCTGACAATACTTACACTGATAAGTCGCTTTTAATTTTTCTGTCATCCCAACCAAGGTCTCTTGCATATTGTTTTATCTGCTCTGGTGTTAGTACACTGATCAACAAGTCTAGTTCATCATCACGTATGCCAGGATTTTCCTGTTCAACGAAACGTCTTAGAGCTGCATTTGCGGTTTTCTTCTTGGCGCCAAGCCAATAGTGTCTTTGTGAACCCATGCTGGGACTAACAGTGGTACACAGCAACCACTGTAGTTTAGGATGACGTCCGATGTCAAAGAAGTTTAAATTCACACGTTCATTGTGTGCTCTAAGATACCAAGCCTGTAGATCTGGATGACCTTCTACATTACCACCATACTTCATCATTAGAAAAGTACTGAACTTCTTGCGTTCCTCGTCGGTCAAGCTGTCATAGAATTCACGATTTTTGCTGTCAAAGGCTTGCATTTCATTTTGTATACTGAGCTTGTCGGACATTACCAGGCTCTCCCAAAGTCAATGACTTCACTGACACGACTGATGTCTTTGACAAAGTAAGCACACAAAGGTGCATCACTGTCACTGTCAATGGGCACTGCTAACAGTTGCCCCGGCTTGAGTTTAGGGAAATACCATTTAACATCTTGATAGATGTCAATGATTTCCACTGGATGAAATTCTGGTCTGTAGCTTTTAAGCGGATTAAAACAAAAGGCCGAAAAGCCGCGATCATTGATTGATGTAAGTGGTACCACTTCTAAGTCGCCGAGATCATTTTCACCGATCAACAACTGCCAATCCACTGGCATTTTAACTGTGTGCTCACCTATGCGTAGCACCAAAGCTGGTGAATTAAAACTTTCTAAAAATATCAGTGGAATGTAAAAGTAGTCGGGTGATTTGGGATCCGAGTTATCTAATACGCAAAAGCGTAAATCCTCAACTTCATCAGGAATTTCATTAAGGTCGTAGGCTCGATTGGTTTCTAGGTTAAGTATTCTGCTCATGGTCTCATTATATATAATTTACTCGCTCAAGGTCAAATGGATAATTTGCCTCCTTGTAGAAATTCTTACGCTGTGTAAGATGCCGCTTGGCAAACTTACATGATGATGTTATGTCCCAGATTTGTACAAAGTCTTTGTCTGACGCTTTTCTAATGCCGCGCCCAATGCTTTGTATGACCCGTACAAAACTCTTACCAGGCTCAATAAGAACCAAATTGAACAGACGAGGCACATTAATCCCAACTGCCGCCACACCGTAGGTGGCGACAATGACTTTGTCTGATGCCGTTGCCACTTCGTCATATTCTTCCTGCCTATCAGTGCCTTTGGTAGCACCCGAAATAAATACTGCATCACGTATTCTAGCAACTAACTCTTTTCCTGCAGCCACTCGATCAATTAAAATAAGCGTGTTTCCAGATTCGCGCACACGCTCTATCACACTGGCTATATAATCAAGCCTGGCTGAGTTTTCTAATAGATACTTGAGTTCACTTTGGTAGTTGCTGAATTCTTTATGATCCTGTAATTGCACAACATTTACATGGCAATTGGCTAATACACCTTGGTCTTGTAGATCACTGGCACTTAATTGTCCAATAACTGGACCTAGTGTACACAGCAAAGCCTGTCGATTGTAGTCTTCCTTGGGCACTGTGCCAGTCAAACCCCAACGTATGGGCACATGACTCATCACACCTGTCAGCAAGGTTTTCAGTGCATCTGCTTTGGCCATGTGCACTTCATCAACAATCACACAGATTACACCTTCTATAAACTCAGCAATGCCAAGATCAGCATCACCAGACTTGGTATTCTTGAGCAAGACGTTTAGACTCTGCCAGGTACATATGGTATGCGTTTTGTCAAATTCTTTACGATCCCCATAGTATACACCTACATCCAATCCAAGGTTTCTATAGTCAGTTTCAGTTTGTGTGACCAGGCTTTTGTTAGGCACAATCACTATGCTACGACCATAAGGTTCCACTGTGGCACTGAGTGCTGCGGTCATAATAGTTTTGCCTGCACCAGTGGCCACTTCCTGTATGCACTGCGGATTGCTTAGAAATCTATTGATGATTTCACACTGATAGTCACGCAGATAGATAGGTGAGCCGGCTTGAGGATGTGTAGCGGGCCAGCTACGATCTTGAAATCTGTTTTCGGTAATAGTTTCAAAATCAAACTGAGTACGATACTGCCTGGCATCAGCAATTTCAATATCGTAGTTGTTTTCTTCTAGAAAAGGTATGATTTCGGGCAATAGGTTAATGTAGGTTGCACCAGCCAAGCTAAAATAGCTGACTTTGCCATCCCAACGCCCTAGTCGTACCGCAGGCAAGTACCTGGCACCGGGTACTTCGTATTTGAATCGATTGGTCAATATTCTGCGATCATTGACCGAAAGGCCTTCGATCTTGACATTGACTTCATCACGTATTTGTAATATCGCTGTGGGCATTTGGTTGATGTGTAAAGTATACTATCTTTTCTGCGGTTTGTCTAAGTTGCTGTCTACGATGCCCAATGGCCAATGTATGTGAAGTGATCAACAATGGCATGTGTTCTGGCGCTTGTTTCCAATTGGTAAAGTACACACAGCGCACTGTAGGCGGTATGGGTCTATGTAGTCCTGCGGTTAACATTTCTTCTGCTGTAAACAATTGTTGCAATTTTTCTTTAATACTGTTACTGCCAGACTCGTAAACATAAATGGGCCAACGCTGTGTCAGGGTTGCGTATTCAATGACTGGCGCTAGATCTGGTTCGACTTCATAGGTTTCATTGTGTTCTGAAGCATAAAACAATGCATGACCTTGAACTTGATCACGCACTCGAGCATTTATGGAATAAGCTAATGTACTACCAGCATCAACTAGTCGAACCAAGTTATTGATATCTAGGCCTATGCGTTCATTGACATAGTCAAGCAAGGTCGTTTCGGCATTGCGTATGATCACTTGGTCCTGATCGATGTCTAGCTCAATGGCATAGTCTGGTGTGGCTAATAATTCTGTAATACGTTGGTCAAATTCCACACCAAATTCAAAATTATATTTAGCACCAAACTCCTTGGCCCAGATCAGTCTGGGCTCAACAGCCGGACAGGTCCATAGTCGACGTTGACTATCAAACATTAAGCGTCCTGGTATGGTTTCTACGCAGGAGCGTAGAGCACTGATTAGATCTTGATTGTAAGGAAAGCGTATAAGTATTTCTCGATCTTGTAAATCAATGCGTTGACTGCGATCAACAATTCTACAGGGCAATCGGTATGCAGGAGTGTTTTCTAAATGAGCTACATCGTAGCCTGCTACTAGCCATTGCTTGCGATATTTGATAACGATCTTATGTGCCAATGCAGCCTGCTTGTCAGTGAAACCTTGTGACCTAGCAATCTGTTCACTCATGCTGGTTACTATGGGCTCATCGTACCTAGCCATTTTGATCACAGGATCCATCATTGGCCAACTTAGATAATGCCGGGCCATGAGTTCTATATAGTCTTCGATATGTGGCAGTGTCTTCATTGTGCTATTATAACAGCCTGTGATAGTAAAGTCAAAAAAAGTGCCCCTAGGGGCACCAATGGCTGCGAGGCCGGAGCGCAATGATTAAACGGCTGCGTTGGCTTTCTCTTGTAGGGCACGATCAATATGTTCACGCAAGATATGTTCTACCATTTGGTTAAAGGTGATGTCCCGATCATGTGCCATGCGAGCGATTGAGGCAAATTCTTCATCTGTGATGTCTACGGGTACAGTAACTCGCTCGTCATAATCTCGGCCATCACGAATGGCTTCGGCCTTGGCAATGAAGTCATCTAATACTTCGAGTTCGGTGAAGTTAACATCATCCCAGGCTTGACGATAGTTCTCACAATGTGCTGGTGCTGCTTTGATATAGGCTTCACGAGCACCAGTCGCAGGGTTGAACCAACGATAAGCACGATTGGCTGCATAGTCGCACACTTCAACAACCTCGACGATCATGCCGTCGAGACGCACAATGGTATTGATACTGAACCCATCATGGTCCTCATTCCAATAACTGAAGTTATGAGCGTTGTCACCATAGCAAGGCCACAGAAAGCGGCTGACTTCAGTTAAGTTATGACCAGTCAATTCACAAAATCTAGCAAAGTTCACGGCGACTCCTAAGCAATAATAAAACCAAGTTGTTGAAACGTATATGTGCTGACTTCAGCACCACCCTGTAATTCTAACACAACTTTACGGCCTTGAGCAAGCTCATTGAGCTGATCCATGGCCTCTATGATCCCGCAACCAGTAAGGCGTCGTATTTCTCGCACACATCCAACTCGGTCATGAGGATCAGCTAAACCACGCACAGTGACTCTACCGCGTGTTTGCCCTTCAAGCATTTTGAAAAACACTCTCTGGCCAAGTTCGGGGCAGACATTTTCGCATAGGTGTGTAAACATCTCTATGCCTTTCTCTGCACCATAAACTTCTGTGATACTCACATAGAAGTTCATGGCATCACGCAGTAGTAGTTCTTCGGCTTGGGTTGACACTGCGCTAGGCTCCGTTGGGACTACCGAATTCGACGCCCGGCTCTGCTTTGCCGGTTTCAATCTGTTTCAACAATCGCTGATTCCTGAGGTCTTGTTCTCGACGATCTCTACGAGCATCGTGTGCCTTACCCATAACCATGCTGTCATACTTGCGAGCGAATTGGAAACCCTGTATCCAACGCTCCAGGTCTTCAATGGTGCCCACAAACAATTCAGCATCTCTGCTGTAGATGGGTAGGCACTCGTCCCTAGCCTTGAGTGCTACAACATCGCCAAAATCATTCATATGGTATTGAGCATGGCCGAGCTGGAAACCTAGTTTATAGCATTCTTCCTCAAGGTATCGTATCTTGCGTATAAGGTTATACCCGCTCATCGTAGTTCTCCACTAATTTAGACATAGTGATAAAATGTTCATATGCTGAACGCACTGAGGGATGAGTCAATAAGCGTTCTGCTTCTGCCATCATGGCATCAACGCCGGCTTGCGTGACTTCAGCAATGCTAGGCCATGTGAGTTGACGGGCTGCTGGACCAAATACTGCTATCAAGTTCTCCCATGCATCTCTCTGCTCTCGGGTCATAGGCTTACGGTCGCCGCTCAACCGTAGTTCACTAGCCGAAATCATTACATCGCTCATGGCTTCACGAGCCACAATGCCAGCCGCAATCATAGGAGCGTATGCCGGGTCAACTGCCCACCTTTGCACACTTACGCCAGGCCTGACCACAGTGACATAACTGCCATGTGGTAGTGCATTTTGCAACATGGCATCATACTCACGCACCGGAACGTAGCGACGACCCCGTTTGATATAAAAAGTTTCAGTTACCATGATGAGTTATAAAATACTTTTAAGCCCATAAACAATTCTGCTTTGGCACGACGGCAAAACTCTAGATCTTGTTGTCTATAGTACTCGTCGCTGTTGCTGCCAAAGAAGAAACCCTGTGTAGGTGGTAAACGCCCGGCTAGTATATCCTGCTCTAGTTGATCTATGTCTTCCCAAGTGAGTTCAACTTCAACACCATTGAAGGTGTCACATTTGCCACCTTTGTTGGCAAATAACTGCTCCATCCAACCTTGGAGGTTTGGATGTTTACGCCAGTATGCGATTTCTACAGGTTCTGGCACACTTGGGTTCTCATAGTGTAGTTCACCCAAGCCGGTGTCTTTGCGTGGCACAACACCGTCCCAATAGTCGGCACGTTGCTGTTTACGAGCTGCAATATAAGCGTATTGATCTAGTCCCATGTCCTCATCCCAAAAACCGTTTTTTAATGTCCGCCTGAATAGCTTTGACTGCTTGATTCCACCCATCGTCATCACTAACCCATTTCAACTTGTTTAATTCTAACACATAGTCTTCAACAAGTCTACGAATAATGGCATTTGGATAAGCATCCCCGGGATATGTTAAATCCACATCCCGGGCTGCTTGTTGAGCTATACGTCTTGTTAAATCGTTCATGCTGCCTTCATGCAAGTTGACTGAGCCAGTGCCTGCCACTTAGCAGGAAAGCTCTTACGTAAGTCTGCAATCTTAGTAGCCATACGCAAGCTCATTTCACGTAAACGACTTTGATGACGCTCCATGAACGCAATAACTTCTTGGTCCTCGCCCGCCTCAAAATCGTAGTCTGCAAACAAGTCGCCAGTACTGGCAATCTGTTTAATACGCAATAGCTTGTCACGCATGGTGTCAAGTGTCAAGTCCAAGTAGTGACAGCGACTCTGTAAAGCGTCTAAGTGATCACGCAGTTTCTGCGACTTCATAGCATCAAACTTCAAATTGGTAATAAAAATTACCGAGCCATGAAAGTTAAAACTATCGGGAATACCTTCACGCTTGAGAGCTGCACTCTCACTAAGCCACGAAATCTTACGCTTCTTGCCAGAGTCAAGGGCACCCTTAAGTAAGTTGAGACTGACATCGTCTAACAAGATGCTGTCGCAGTCATCAAACACCAGCACACAGTTCTTGTCTGAGTACTTGTACAGAGTTTGGTAGAGACCAATTGGGGTAGCTGAACCCTTAACAACTTCTGCGCGAAGCCTCTTGCCAGCAATTTGATCCAAGAGTTGAGCCTTCTCAACTTCACGCTCAACGGTAAAGCTCTTGCCTACTCCCGGAGGGCCACTAACGATCATAGCACGAATGTCGCCTGAGATACATGCCTTAGCCATGTCATTGAGTATGTCAAAGCGTTCTGCAATTTCTGCAATACGCTCTTCATCAGTTTGAGTAAGGGCTTGAGCTTGAGCCACTACTTCACTCACAGCAGGAGCAGCGTCCTCACCAACGAACTCGTAGTCAGTGAATGCTGAGACTTTGATACGAATAATCTCGGGCATACCTGCAAAAGTACCACCATTCTTAACAGTAACATAACCACCAACATTGGGATTACCACTGGGTTGAAACTGCTTGACTAGTTCAAACACCTTGCCATCAGCTACAAAGTTACGATAGCTACCTGACTTAATACGTACTTGACTCATTGTGTGTCGCTCCGTGTTGTTTACTGTACCACTATTATAGCTGAAATCAATAACCCAGTCAACTGGCGGGTTATTCCACAGTGTTGCTCGAATACAACTGCTTATTTTTTCAGCATTTTTCTTACTAGACTGCGGATCTTTTGTTGTATTCGAGCAACATCTATCAAGGGCGGGTGTCCAGGACACCGTCCCTGTTGCCAGTCACATGCTGGGCTGTAGGGCTTATTGCACTGTGGGCATTTTGCTGTCTGCATGACGGCATTTTCCCCTATAAGTATAGCCTGGACAACTACATGCCCAAGTGCCGTTGGCGCGAGTAAGGGTATATCGTTGCCCTTTTGAGCCTTCTACCATCACAGTATTGGGATCATTTTCTGCTATTTCGCGCAGGATCGTGAATGTACGCCCACGTGAATCCCAGCGAATTGGCTTGCGAAAACGCTGAGCTACACTGGCACCCTCAGGCACATAAGCAATGATATACTCCATGTTGTCGCTGACAAGATAGAGATTGTTAGCAGTGCTATCTGCCCACTTAGTTGTTTCGTGTACAATTTTCATGCTCTGAGTATAGCGAAAATCGCCGCCGCTGTCAAGCTGTGGGTTTTATGCAACTACTTCAAATAGTGGGTTGTCGTTCAAGTATACTGGGCGTCCAAAACTGTAATCATATGTAAGTGCATCATGACATACTATGTTTTGTTCTACTATATGGCGCAGATCTTCTCTGCCACATAATAAACGTTCACGACATAGTGCTACATTATCTGGCATAAGGTCCACACCAAATATGGTACTGAGTGCTGTTTCAAAATCATGTCCATTTTCCAGTTTACGTATCAAAACTTCTCCTAGAAATTGGCCATCACCACAACTGTTATCCAGAAAAGTTTTAGCAGGATCTGTAAACAGTTCCTCAGGTAACTGTTCGAGTATTTCCTGCACCAGTGGTGTGGGTGTAAACACTTCGCCAGTGGCCTTGACTCGCAATCGGTCACGGTCAATACCGCTCATGTAACTGCGATTGCGAATGTGGCTAATACACTTGTTAATGTCCATAAGTAGGAAGACGCTCAATAATAGCTTTACTGATTGTATGCTGATTATTCCTGGCTGTCAACATCTTTCTAACTTCTGCAACAATTTCATCTGATTGTAACCAATTTTTTAACGCCTGGGCTTCGTCTTTGGTTTGGCACTCAAAAGCAAATGTCCACATACTCCAAGGTTTCCCGGTATTAGCCAATATTGCACAGTTAAATTTACCAAGACTTGGTGTGTGATTCACTACTACAATATAAGGAGCTGTGGATTTCTTTCTGCTTTTATTGACTTTCTTTGCATTAACTTTCTTAAAGATAACTTGGTCATTCTTATGTACTTTGAAAATAACTTCAAGACCATTGGGATCTTCTGCTCCCATGGCAATGGCTCCATCTCCTTTGATGGTTTGTAATCGTGGTCTTTCCGGATACAACAATGGCATAGAATCCAATGGGTCAATGATGTCATCAACTTGATTATTAGTTGACTTACTTGCTAAGACATAATGTAAATTATCATAGGAAACACGAAAATGGTCACTGATATTTTCACTGATAAATGAACTGTGTTTACGAACACGAGAATTATGAAACTTTAATTTATTATGTGCACTTTCTAAATCCAATGGCATAACACAAGCCACTAGGTTACCCAGGTCCAGTGCTCGCTCGAAAAACTTGGCATACAACATGACCTGTCCATCTGTATACGGAGGATTCATCACCACACCATCAAATTTCATATCTTCCTCAATTTCTGTAATAACATGACATCCAAGACTGTTGGCAATGTCTGTTTTATGTGCATGATCTGAGTACAGAGTAATCTGTTCAGGATCAACTTGGTATGTGTGTA